ATTTATTAGACCCTGAGACATTGGGGCGTTTGGTGCTGGTGATCATTCTTATGGTGATTTCAGCCGCTGCTGGTTATGCCAAAGGCTTCAAAGAAGGCAAGCGTGAAGGCATTGCACGTCGTAAAGCAATGGTTCGCCACATAGCAAATAAGGCGGTCAAATAATGGGATTCCTGGACAACTATGAAGCAAGCCGCGAACGCCTAGAACGCTGGTTGGCAACTTATCCAAACGGACGCATTGAAACACGCATTGTTGAATTCAGTGCGGAAAAGGGTTATGTCCTAGTTGAAGCCCGTGCCTATCGTGAAAACGACATGATTCCAGCGGGCATTGATTATGCATACGGCTATCAAGGCGCATACCAACAAAACATGAAACGCTGGTTTGTCGAAGATACAGTCACCAGCGCAATTATGAGAGTTCAACAACTTGTCATGGGCGGTGCTGAACGAAGCACCAAAGAAATTATGGAACAGGTTGAGACAACACCAGCGAAGATCGCAAACACTGACACAACATACGATTATTGGACAACCAAGCATGGTGACGTGCCCAGTTACAAGACCGCAGCTGAAGCCGAACAGTCAGGCATTCCGTCATTGGGTTCATCAATGGACGAAGTGGCAAAACAACTGGGCGGTCAATTGTTGCAGGAAGCACCGCAGTGCAAGCACGGTCACATGGTGTGGAAGCAAGCACACGAAGGCGCACCAAAGCAGTGGGGCGGTTATTTCTGCACTGAACGCACAAAAGCAACGCAATGCACACCGCGCTGGTACGTCTTAGCCAGTGACGGAAAATGGAAGCCACAAGTATGAGCGACTTTATTGAGATTATCTATCCGCAAACCATGACGGCAAAACTTATGGAAAACGGTGAGATTATTGCCGAATACAAAGTCGAGCAATGCGACAAGTGTTCAATGCTGACAAAGTTTGATGCGTTTGGTTACCAAAAAGGCTATGACCGAAACGAAAAGATCATTTGGTTTTGTGCGGGTTGCAGATGAAAATGACCTTGACTCATGATGAGCAAATGGTTTGCATGTTGGCTGCGGTAAAACTGACGGCAGAATCAACCAAAGGCACAGACAACCCGCAGCGCTATCAGAAAGACCTGGCGACGTTTGAATACCTGGTTGAATCTGCTGAAGCGATCGGCAGTGAATGGGTTGTTGCAAAATACTTCAATCTTCCATTTGACCCTTACGAAAACAAGTTCAAAATCAAGGCTGACGTAGGCAATGCGATCGAGGTGCGCTGGACGAAGTACGTTGCAGGGCAGCTGATTGTCCACGAATACGACAGACCAACCGACATTGCCGTTTTGGTTACAGGTCAAGCACCGCACTATTTCATTGCTGGTTGGATACCAATTGCGATTGCCCAGCGCCCAAAGTACCGCCATTCAAAGCAACCCAACTGGTGGGTCACCCAAATCAATCTTCAGCCAATCGAGAATTTGAGGAAATCGAATTATGGACAAAGTGCAATTTGAATGCAGAAAATGCAAGAAGATAACAACCCAGTTAATTCACAAGATAACCGACAACCTTCCCGAAGGTGTGGAAGTGATTCAATGCACCAAGTGCGAAATCATGGGGGTTGCACAGATAGGGAGTTCAAATGCCAATCTATGAGTTTGAATGCAAGGTGTGCCAAATCAGTGTTGAAGTGGATCGAAGTATCCATGAAGAAAGAAACCCAATCTGCTGCGGGCAAAACATGAGTCGCCGTTACTCAACTTTTGGCATTTCCTTCAAGGGCAACGGCTGGGGGCATCAGTGAATAGTTATCCACAGAAGTTGTACACAGGTGCAAAAACCTTGTGGGACACGCCCAAGCCCATGCGTAAAGTTATTCAACGCTTGACGAGGGGGTGTACGCTGGACGCATACAACAACACCCAGCATTTAATGGGTAAAACACAGAATGAAGTTCTTTCAAATAATCTTGAAAAGAAAAAGACAAATAAAAAAAGACTTCAAATCTTGTTGTTAATCACTGGCTTCAGCGCACCGTTAGGGGCTAACCCTGCTCATGCAGCTGCTTATTCGGTAGACCATTTGAAACTGTATGCTCATTCGAGATTGTTGGACTATAAAGAATTCCAGTGTTTCAATAAGATCATCACAAAGGAATCACGTTGGTCATACACTGCACGCAATGGGAGTCATTACGGACTGGGGCAAATGAGATCGAAGCACTATCGTGACCTTGACCCATTCAGACAAATAGACGCTTCAATCAGATACATAACAAACCGTTATCAAACGCCATGCAAGGCGTGGGCATTTCATCAGGAAAGGAATTACTACTGATGAGCAGTGCATTGAAGGACAACGGCAGCACCAGCCAATGGCGCAAGATTCGTCAGCGCATTCTCAATCGTGACGGGCATACATGCCAGGTGTGTGGAATGGAAGGCAATTCGGTTGATCATATAATTCCAAGAAGCCTGAACGGCACTGATGACGACTGGAATCTTCAGACATTGTGCGTTTCATGCAATTCAGCCAAAGGCGGGCGGTTTTTTAATAGCACACGGACACCCCTGACCCTTCCTGGTTTAATATCCCCCCAAAACGACTCAAGAAGCCACGAAAATGACTAGAAAGGTCATAGAAGGTCGCCAACCGACCGAAGAAGGCTTAAACGGGCTTCAAACGGTTTTGGGTAGGGACGTAGAACGTGAAAACGGGCTATTTGGCGTTCAAACCCCAAGAATTCACACGCCACTGAACGATTTACCTTCACGCGGGCATGAATTGATTGACTTGGCGACAAGTTTGAAGATTGATCTTATGGAATGGCAAAAGTTTGCCCTTATCCACACCCACAAGGTAAAGCCCGACGGGCGCTGGGCAACGCCAGTCAACACCATTGTTGTGGCACGTCAGAATGGCAAATCGTTTTTGCAGCTGATCAGAATTTTGGGCGGGCTTTTCCTATGGGAAGAAAACTTGCAGATTGGTTCGGCGCACCGCTTGTCAACTTCCCTGGAACAGTTCAGGGCAATGGTTCAGATCATTGAAAAGAATGATTCGCTGGCAAAACAGGTCAAGAAGATACGTTGGCAACACGGCGGTGAGGAAATCGAGACACTTACAGGCAATCGCTTCATTGTGCGTGCTGGCGGTTCGGCTGCGCGTGGTGTTTCCCGACCTTCGACGATTCACCTGGACGAATTACGCGAAATGAACGACATTGAATCATTTGCGTCGCTGCGCTATACCCTTATGGCTGCAACCAACCCAATGGTCATGGCGTACACAAACGCAGGCGATTCGTCGTCAGTAGTGCTGAACCAATTTCGCGATCGAGCGCTTGCAAGCATTGCAGGGGTTGAAGACGACATTGGCTATTTTGAATGGTCAGCGCCAACCGACGAAATCAGCGTGGAAAACGCTAGGCACTCAAATCCTTCAATGGGCACACTGATTCACGCAGACAACATTAAATCGGTTTTGAATGACCCACCCGACGTGGTTATGACTGAAGTTTTGTGCCGCTGGGTTGTGGCAATTAATAGCGCAGTAGATTCTGCGTCTTGGGGTAATTGCTTAGACAAAACCGTTGACCTAGACCCTGACAAACTCACTTGGTTGGCAATTGATCTTTCGCCCGATAGACGGCACGCAAGTTTGCTCGGCGCTCAGAAATTGGGCGACGAAAAGTTTGTGGTCAAACTTTTGCACACCTGGGCAAACGAATTGCAGTTGGACGACAAGGCGATCGCCAATGACTTGGCAGATTATGCCCGCAAGTATCCAACCGAATATGTGCTTTACAGTCGCAAAACCAGTGGGGCGGTCGCCGCACGACTTGCACCTGCTGGAATTCCCGTTTTCGACATGGACAACGCCTACCCGCAAGCCTGCGACGAAATGCTCAGCGCAATCAACTCAGGGCGTTTGAAACACCGCGGTCAGGCACAATTGTCCGAAGAAGTTTTGGCTGCGGTGCAGTTGCGTCGCGGTGACGGCGGTTGGGTTATCGGTCGCCGTGCTTCTCAGTCAGTTGTCTGCGGTGCGGTAGCCCTAGCCCTTGTCACACATTTTGCGACACGCCCGGACAATGATCTTGACATCATGGTTGGTTGATCGTATAAGCCTGCAACAATTCGGGCATGGGATTTTTCGATCTATTCACGCCAAAGGTTGAGGCTGCCGTTCCAGTCGAAGCCACAAACGTGGACGCAGCTGCTATCGCGCCGTATTACAGTGAAATTGGAAACCTTTTCCTATTCGGCGGGATAGTAACCGCGTCACGCGCTGAAGCAATGAGTGTTCCAACATGCGCGCGCGCACTTGGCATCATTCAAACAATTGCATCACTTCCAATGCACACACGCAACGAAGCAACAGGCGAAAAGGTTTCACAACCGCGCGTGATCAATCAACCTGACCCACGCATACCTGGTGCAACATTTTGGTCATGGATCATTTCAGATTTATTTTTCTTTCCTACCGCTTACGCATTTGTTATGGATAGGTATGCCGATACGGGCAAAATTCGCGCAATGGAACGCATTGCACCTGAACGCGTAACCATTACAACAAACGGCATGGGATACGAAATCGCGTCGTATGCAATTGACGGCGCTTACGTTGACCCAGCCAATTTGGTTGTTTTCAACGGCACGCAAGAAGGTTTGCTCAGTCGAGCAGGTCGCACAATTAAGGCTGCTGCTTCCTTAGAACGTGCTGCAATGAATTTCGCAAACGAACCAATTCCACAAATGGTTTTGAAATCAAATGGCACATCACTTCCAGCAGATCGAATTTCAAAGTTGCTGACATCATGGCGCACGGCGCGTGCCAATAGATCAACTGCGTTTCTCAATGCTGACGTAACCTTGGAAACAATTGGTTATGACCCAAAGAATTTGCAGCTGAACGAAGCCCGCAATTACGTCGCCCTTGAACTTTCTCGCGCTTGTGGTTTGCCTGCGTACTTTACAGATTCGCAGCAATCGTCATTTACTTATTCAAACGCACTTGATAAGCGTCGCGACCTAGTTGATTTCGCGTTCCGCAATTACATGTCAATTATTGAACAACGTTTATCGTTCCCGGACTTTACGCCAGCAGGCAACAAAGTTATGTTCGATCTTGATGACTTCTTGCGTGGTAACCCGTACGAACGTGCCCAGGTTTATGAAATCTTGAATCGAATTGGCGCAATGTCAATTGATGAAATACGCGAGGAAGAAGACATGCTGCTATGAGTAAAAAAGTAATCACACCAATGCAAATCACTGCGGCAGATTCAAACAGTCGCACAATCACGGGACGCATTGTCACTTTCGAAGAAACTGGCAACGCTTCAATTGGAAAAGTGCAATTTGCAAAAGGTTCAATCGAACCAACGTCGGTTTTGCTCAATCTTGAACATGATCGCACGCGTCGAATTGGCAAAACACTTTCAATTGAATCAAGTGACGAAGGCATTGACGCGACATTCAAAATTGCGCAGACAACTGCGGGAAATGACGCACTGGTGGAAGCGCAAGAAGGTTTGCGCGACGGTTTCAGCGTTGAAGTTTCTTTCGACGAATACGAGACACTTAAGGACGGAACAGTGCGAATTCTTGCTGGCGAATTGACTGCGGTCGCGTTAACGTCAGAACCTGCTATCCGATCAGCCCGCGTCGAATCAGTCGCCGCGACAACGGCTGAAGAAAATGAAGTTTCAGATTCGACAATCGAACCTGAAGTCACACCAACAACAGAAGGAGACGAAGTGGACAACACCGTCACAAACGCGGAAACCGTCGAGACGGTAGAAGCCGCAAAGTCAGTGACTGCACAGTCAAACACCGTGGGTGGTTGGAAAGCAACGCCACGCATTGAAATCACTGCTGCAAAGTACCTTGAGAATAAGGTTCTTGCTGCAACAGGCGACGAAACTGCACGTCAGTATGTTTTAGCAGCTGACAACACAACAGACAATGCTGGACTTGTTCCAACACGTCAGTTGTCAGAAGTAATCAATGGACTATCAACAACAATTCGCCCAAGCATTGACGCGATCTCTCGCGGTGCATTGCCTGACGCGGGAATGACCTTCGAAATTCCGAAAATTACAGTAGCCCCAACGGTTGCCGTAGTTGCCGAAGACGCAATTTTCAATGAGACTGACCAAAATTCCGCGTTCTTGAGCGTGGACGTCAAAAAATTTGCAGGCCAGCAGAAATTTTCTGTCGAGTTGTTGACGAGGACTAGCCCATTGTTTTACGACGAACTACTTCGCAACATGGTTGCTGCAATGGCTAAGGCGCAGGATAAGTACGTCAATGATCAGTTAGTCGCTGGCGCAACTGCTGACTCAACTTCAATTGCAACATACCCAACAGCAGCTGAATTGCTTGGTGTAATCGCACGCGGTTCAGCAAGCGTTTATGCTGCAACTGCTGGTCTTGCAAATCCATTCGCCCGCAACATTTTGGTCAACACTTCACAGTGGTCGAACCTAATGTCATTGAACGATTCAGGTCGTCCAATCTACAACGAAGTAACAAACCCAATGAACCAGCCAGGTTCAGCAACACCTGGTTCACTTCGTGGACGCGTTGCAGGTCTTGATCTATACGTCACTGCAAACACTGCTGCGACAACAGACACAGATGATTCA